TAAAGCCTATGGATAAAATGGGGACTAATATAGTTGTAAATAAACCCAGAGGAATTGAAACGATGTTTGAGCAGATACTACTAGCATTAGAGGCTTCTACTGCGGAGATAATATATTTTGCCGAGCATGACGTTTTGTATGACGCTAGCCACTTTGACTTCACACCCGAGAAGCAAGACACTTTCTACTACAATGTAAATTGGTACAAGATACACTCAGACGGAGTAGCGGTAAGCTGGGAGGCCGCGCAAGTTAGCGGTTTAGTCTGTTATAGAGAATTAGCTATCAAGTGGTATAGAGAAAAACTAGCCTCTGCGATCAACGGTACTTTCAACAGAAGTTATGAACCTAAAGATAAGTTTGAAACCTTTAAGTCCGCAGTCCCTTATATAGACGTGCGCCATGAAGGGACGCTAACACGCAACAAGCGTAGCCTTGATGATTTTAGAAACAAATCAACAGCTAAAAACTTTACACAGACCACAATAGATAAAATCCCCGGATGGGATGGCGAACTTCTTAAGAAACTTTATTAAAACCTGTTGCCTTGAAATAGCTCTCTAGTGTAGGATAGGAATATGCCAATTCACACAGATTTATCAAAAGTACCCGTATCAGTAGCTCCATCCCCTGCAACATCAGGTACTACAGTTGGGGTAACTGATGCTAATGCAGCCTTTTTGCCTAACGTATACCCTTGGTGGGGTGTGTTTGTACCAACTGGCTCATCTCCAACTCGCTCAAATGCCGAGGTAGTATTAGTAACAGCAGGGTCATCAGCAGCAGGAACTACAACTTATACAATCCAACGAGCAAAAGGAGCGCCAGCAACAACGGCACAAACCGTTACAACAGGGTTCGACTTGTATGAGTCCATCGGAGCAGGATATATTGAATATATCAACAATCTTCCTCAAGGGACAATGTTTAATGGCAAAATATCAGTAACAGTTGCATCCAGTAATATAACCGTAGCAATTAAAACTCTTGCTGGAAACGACCCATCTGCTTCAGAACCTGTATGGATAAGGATTGGCGATACTGTGAGGGTAATAACAGCCGCACTTAGTGTAACCAAAAACGCAGGAACCAACTGGTTTGGGGTAGGCTCTACAGGTCTTGCCACGATAGAACAAGACTACTTTGCTTATTTAGGGTATAACGCCACAGATGGAGTTGTTATTGGTTTTGCAAGAGTGCCCTTTGGTACACGTTACGATAGTTTTTCAGCAACTACAACTAACGATAACTACTGTGCCATTTCAACCATAACAACAGCAGCAGCAGGCGATTACTATGAAGTTATAGGGCGTTTTGCAGCTACATTATCGGCAACAGCCTCATTCAACTGGAGCGTTCCTACATTCACTGCGCTTAATTTAATTCAAAGACCAATCCTAGAAACAAGATGGCTCTCGTGGACTCCCGCCTATGGTTCAAATGGTTCCATGACATACACTTCTGTTACAGGAACAACTATTTATAAACTCGATGGGGACACTTGCTACTTTACTATTCTTGCTGCAGGAACAACTGGATCTACCACAACGACAGGAATATCAGCTACCTTGCCGTTTACATCATTTGCCCTTGACCAACCAGGAGCTTCGTCTTATTACGACGCAGGTGGAGGAGCAGGATTTTTCACAATCAATACTCCGTGGAACATTATATATATGTATAAGCAAGCCGAGGCAAATTGGGGCATTGGTACAAACAGACAGGTCAAATCAGCTAATTATTATAGAATAAAATAACCTATTAAATATACATTACAAATAGGAAATAAAATATATGTATGTACGAAAATCAAACAAACCACTACGAGTACAACAGCAATCCCCACATAAGGAGGGTTAGTTAAGTGTACGGTAATCAGTACGGAGGGTCAGAGTATTCAGGACTAGAAGGGCCAGTTAGTAGCCCATCGGCTTCTGTATCTCCTTCCGCCTCTTTAAGTCCATCAAGTAGCGTCAGTCCATCCCTATCCCCAAGCGCCTCACGCTCCCCTAGTGCATCAATTTCTGCTTCCGTTAGTCCGTCTGCTTCTCGCAGTCCTTCAGCTTCAATTAGTCCATCCGCTTCTGCGAGTGCTTCAATTAGTCCATCAGCGAGTTTAAGTCCAAGCGCAAGTATCAGTGCGTCAATCAGTCCTTCTGCATCCCTATCTCCTAGTTCGTCAATTTCAGCATCTATAAGTCCGTCATCAAGTGCGAGTGCTAGTATATCGCCTAGTGCTTCTTTAAGTCCCTCGGCATCGTTAAGTCCTAGTTCATCAACAAGTCCGAGTTTAGGGTTGCCATCTATTAGTCCGTCTGCAAGTCAAAGTCCTTCTAGTTCTGTATCTGCTTCAATCAGCCCTAGTGCTTCGGTGTCGGCCTCCAGCTCTCCCAGTGCGAGTATAAGCGCTTCCATTTCGCCTAGTGCTTCACTTAGTCCGTCATCATCAGCCAGTGCGTCTGTTTCGCCTTCGGCATCGCTAAGTCCTTCTGCCTCGCTAAGTCCTTCCTCGTCAGCTAGTGCCAGTATCAGTCCTTCCGCTTCGCTCAGTCCGTCAGCATCTATTAGTGCTTCAATCTCCCCCTCAGCATCATTAAGCGCATCCATTAGTCCTAGTGCGTCAATAAGCGCCTCAATCTCTCCTAGCTCGTCTGCTAGTCCTTCTTTGAGTCCATCAGCTTCGCTCTCTCCGTCAGCTTCGTTATCCCCAAGCGCCTCACGATCGCCATCTTCATCGGCAAGTGCTTCCTTGTCCCCTTCGCATTCTAATTCACCTTCCCCATCCCCGATAGATTTCGTGTATGTGGATAAATACGACGTCAAAAATACTGCTTATACTGATAAATATGCAGTTAAAGGAACCACCTATACCGATAAGTACAGTCTTAAAAACACAACCTACGTTGAAAAGTATCTAACTAAAAGCCAGAAAGGGAAATAAGATTGCCTTGGCATAAGTTTCTCTCTTAATATTTAACCTATGGCTAACAAGCAAAATGTTTTTGAGATAAAAAGTTTCAAGGGTGGTATCTCCTCAGACGAAGATAAAGGAGCAAGTGGTTCGTTTAAGATGGGTAAGAACCTTGATATTCGCAAGGCAGTAGACTCTATCTCAGCAGGTCAGGCTTTTATGGATATAGGGGATTTGGTAACCTCAGCCTCTCGTTCCCCTTCTGCTTCAAGCTCACCAAGTGCCTCAACCAGTCTTTCAATCTCATTATCAATCTCTCCTTCTTCATCAGCTTCCCCGTCAGCAGGGTCAAGAAGCGCCTCACGCTCCCCAAGCGCATCACGTTCTCCCTCAGCGAGTTTATCTCCAAGCGCATCAGTTAGCCCATCTAATTCAAACTCTCCTTCTCCTTCTCCATCAGCAGGACTTACTACAGTATTCTCAGATTTGATAAGAACTTTCGTACCTGCCACTGATGGCAATCTCTATGGGTTTGGTAATACAGGTAAGGTTTATAAAATCAATCCAGACTTCTCAGTGTTTCAGGTTTATGACTTAAAAGCTCAGATAACAGGTGCTACTGAAAAACCATCTTCATCGGGTCAAACTTACTTAATGTTTGCAGATAGAACTAATTTACATATTAAGAAGCTCCCCGGACGTGCAGACTGGAATGATGTAAATAAAGACAGCCTACAAGGCTTTCCCAAAACTAATCTATCAGCGCAGGACTTTCACACAATGGAAGAAGTAGGTGGGGCAGTACATATTGCCAACGGTTCATCGCTGGCTCTAGTAGGGTATGACGACTCTTATACTAATAACGCCTTGGACCTAATCCCCGGCAATACAGCCAAAACTATAGTTGAGAGAAACGGTAGGTCGGTTACGGGAACTTATAGAACTGCCGACCCAACTAAGGGTGCTAACGGTGCAGTTGATACTGAAGTGCCACTAGCTCAAGTTGGAGATGAAGGAGCGATATTCTTTCAAGACTTTTCATCAACTATTGCTTCTAAGGTTCTCCCCGGAGGAGGGAAGGTAAACCCCGGAGGAATGAAAAACAGAGTAACTAAGATAAACTTCTTTGACTGGGAAGAAAATGCACTCTCATACATTGATAAGCAGAGTGTAGGAAATATGGCTATTATGGGCGTATGGGGAGCTACTTCAGGTTACGGTGGGCTGTACAGCTACGGCAGACTAACTAAAGATGACCCTTTTGTACTTAATTTAGACTTCAACCTCGATGTTGACGAGATTGGTGCGGTGTGTTCATTAGGTGGAATTGATTATGTAAGTTACCGAAGTGGGAGCACCTTTGGAGTTAAGGTTACCGATTTAACAACTAAAGCTACAGGAACTTATGATTCTTTGGATTTGAAAGCCCCAGTTAAAACACCTATTGATATTACAGCGTGGGATTATGTTGAGTTATTTATGGATTCTTTACCATCGGGAGCGTCAGTTCAGGTGTGGTACAGGATGAACAAGGCAGGACTTTTTGTAAGAGCCAACACAGGAGACGGTCAAACAAGTTACTCAGTAGCTAATGGAAAAAAAGCTACGTTTAATATAGGATCCGAGGGAGAAGTTTTTGAAATTAGGGTAGTAGTTGTCCCAACAGGCAATAGTAGTCCTAACGTATATCGTATTAGAACTTACTTCTCATAATATGTCAGACGTTAAAGTTTATTATCCAGAAGTTTCAGAATCAGCCCCATTCCCACAGGCTCCTACAGTAGACCAAACTGTATCATCCTCACCAAGTGGTCAAACTTATTCTCCAGCTCAAACTAAGGAACAGAGCTTCCCATCTAAAAGAATTGCTCAAGAGACAATGTCTTCCTCACTAAACACGCGCTCAAAGAAGATACTTCAATCTTTTGGGTTTACTCAATCAGGAGCTTTACAAATAGGGGAGTACACTCAGGGAGTATCAGGAGATGTTAAATTATCCCCTAATGGGATTGTTGCAAGAAATGATTTAGGAGATACTACTTTTGCGCTTGATGGTACGACAGGAGATGCGGTGTTTAAGGGAGAGATAAAATCAGGTTCATTAGTAACAGGTGAGGTAATTGTTGGCAACAATAGGGTGATAATCGATGGAGAAAACCAAACAATTATAATAAACGATGGGACGCATGACAGGGTGTTAATAGGAAAGCAAGTTGGAGGATTTTGACATGGCCGACTATGGTATGAAAGTATCCAAAACAGGATTTGATGTTAAGACAGCCTCACTTGATAATTTAATACTTACTTCAGAATATGCTTCTTGGAAAGTGGCTCAAGAGGGCGCAGGGACAGTTGTAGTTCCTGCTCTTACAGAGCTTCATTATACTGAGACTGCACATAGTTTAGGATACAGACCTTTTGTAATAGGTTTTGCGCAACCTGAAAGCGCATCTGGTAGGAGGACGCTCTTAGTGGGGAGAACTCCAGCAGCAGGGGCGCTTACACGAAAGTTCTTACACACTGACGCTACTAATTTCACCGTTATATATCAAAAGAGTGCAACTTCTATAGCAGGAATAACTTTTAATTTTTACGCCTACGTTATGGCAGACCAAAATACAGCTTAATATGGCAGACTTTGGAATTAAAATATCTCAAGCAGGCTTCGATGTAAAAACAACAGCCGATAAGAACCTTGTCTTAACAAGCAAGCTCGATACCATCAAAATCGCTAAGACAATCGATACACAGCGTACTCAATCAGGAGCTTCGGAGACCTTAGCTATCGCTCATGGGCTAGGTTATGCTCCTAGTTACCTATTTTTCGTTAAAAATCCTGAAGAAACTACCAGATGGTATAGCGTGGTTGGGGAAAGTCCTGTCAACTTTCATAGATGGTGGGATTTAGGAGTCGATGCTACTGATTTGAACATATTTTTGGACGCTGCTGATACTGATGTGTGGAATATAAAGAGTTTCTTTTTTGCTGAGGAATCACAAGGGGCAGGGTCAGGCAACCAAACTAAAGGCGATTTTGGAATAAAGGTAAGCCAACCCGGCGTTGATGTTAAAAGCGCAATAGCTGATTCAGACTTTCTTCTTAATACTAGAATGGAGACTATAAAAATAGTTAGCGTTATAGACCAAACCATTACTTACACCGCCGCTCCCGCTAGAACTGAGGTTGAAGTAAACCACAATATGCCCTTCACTCCTGCATTCTTCGGAATGGTAGAGATGCCCTTTTCTGCGGCAAACGATCCGCCTTTTGGGACAAAATACTATACTGCGCCGTTTATTCAGGTAGGTAACACCGAGGTTGGTTGTTACGTTACCTCAACTAAATTAGGATTTTTTGTAGAAAACATTGCAAATGCGACTTTTAATTTCCATGTAGCGATACTAGGGAATAAACTAGAATAATATAACCTATTGCCTTAGTATAACTTCATAGTCTAAGCTATACCCATGTATTTAACAGGAGGCTACCATCGATTTATTCAGTGAGTTAATAACAGCAACACAAGGCGACCTTAACATAGATGACAACTCTACGTTGTTTCCTCTTACAAGGGTTAAGTTAGCCATAAACAGAGCCTACAGAAAGGCTGGAGGGATGTTCTTTTGGCCCGAAACAGAGGACGCACGCAAAACTTCAACTGTAATCAACCAAGAATACTACGACTATCCTACTAACTGGATACCAGACTCAGCTTTCAGACTTGAGGTGGATGATAAGATGTATGGAGAGGGGCTGGACGGAAGCCCACTAACTTTCCCAGACTATCTATCATGGAGAAGAGACACCAACAACACAAACAGTACCGAGAAGAAATGGTCTTCACAATGGAGAAGATACTTTATTTACCCAGT